GGCAGGCATCAAATAACACAGGGGTGGGTCCTGCTGTCAAATAACACTCTTTCCAGTTATTTGATAGCGGGTGCCCCTGTGTTATGATGCGCTTCTGCCTGAAAAAAGGCAGAATAGCAGGTGTCTTAGAAATGTCATGACGAAGTTGCTCGACATTTCAGGTTGCTGAATCTTGCCGTCTTGGAATCAGTTCAGACAGCCAGTTCAGAACAGTAATCAAACGCAAGAGCAAGGGCGTTTGATGACACCGTAATGGGGAACTCTAGGCAAAGGACAAGCCTTTGCCAACAGTTCATTACAGGCAACGCAGTAGCCACGCTAGCGCAACTGCTTGACAACTCTGACGAGTTGCCAGCAGATGCTTGCGTCAGGCTACTGTTTCGCTCAGGCTGGGTTCAGGCTTATCAGACACGAAGTCTGATAAGGCGGCTAACAATTTCTTTTCAGGAAATTGTAGCCAAATTAAATTGGGCAACTGATTTAAGAAATCAGTTAGCAATTTAATTTATCGGAACCTCTCTGGCGCGTCAGTTTTAAACTTAGCCAGAGGGTCAGGCCTGATTAGCGAACTGTTACAGTGCTGACAGCCCTATCAGCCCTTAAGCCGAAGGGTCTAAATGACCCTAGGCTTATTAACCAGTCGCTAACTTAACTATGTACTCTACATAAAAGATTTTCCCGTACAGAAGTATCCCCCATACCAGTCCCAGTTTGTCCTATTTTGTACTAATTTTTGGCATACTAAAAAAAATATTTTGTTTTAAAGCGTTCGCTTTGGCTGTTTGAACAGGTTATACTATATAGAGGCTGTTTCTTTTTAACAGTAGCAAGTCCTTAGGGGACTTGCGTTACAGACTGTATATAAGAACTGTTACAACTGATGAAAACGGGACAGGACTATGACTTTTCAAAAGGGGGGCAATAACCCCAGAACCCATGCTATGGCAGGAGCAAAGGCTAAAGTTTTAGCCTTGGTGGCCGAAGGCCACTCTGTTCATAAGGCTATGGAGATGTGCGGCAAAAAACCTGACACTGTTAGAATCTGGTGTCTTAGAGATAAAAAGTTTGCTGCTGACCTAGCAGAGGCTAAGGCAACCGCAAAGGATGCTTCTCTTGCAGCCCTAGGTATACCTAAAGAAGAAATAGATTTTCCCAAGTTTTCTGAAATATTTTTACAACAAAGGGTATTCCCCCACCATATGGATTGGATTGACTTACTAGAAGATAGAGAGCCTTCTTGGCTTCACCCTAGTATGGTTTACGAAAAGGGCGACCCAGCCCGTCTATTACTTAACGTGCCACCTGAGCACGCCAAGAGCACAGTTATAACCGTAAACTACTCCACATATCGTATCGCTCTCAATCCAAATATCCGCATTATCGTGGTTTCTAAAACGTTAATCAAAGCACGTGAGTTCGTGTACGCAATCAAGCAGAGACTCTCCCATCCACGTTGGTTAAAGTTGCAAACAACTTTTGGTCCTGAAGGTGGTTGGAAAGAAGATTCAGACACTTGGCGAGTTGATACCGTTTACCTTGGGAGCGATGCTAGAAATTCTAGCGAAAAAGACCCTACCATCCAAGCACTTGGTATGGGTGGACAAATCTATGGTGCCCGTGCTGACCTCATCATTCTTGATGACTGCATAACTACAGCAAACGCACATGAGTACGAAAAACAAATTAACTGGTTACAAAAAGAAGTTATTACCCGTCTGGGTAAAAATGGTAAATTACTAATCGTAGGGACACGAATTGCAGCACAAGACTTCTACAAAGAACTTAGGGAAGCCAAACACTGGTCTGGTGGTAAAAGCCCTTTTACTTATATGGGCATGCCTGCTGTTTTGGAATATTCAGAAAAGCCTGAAGATTGGAAAACGCTCTGGCCTAAGTCGGACCTTCCTTGGGATGGGGATACTGACGTTCCTGACAAAGAAGGGTTCTTTCCGAAATGGGACGGCAAAGCCTTATTCCGCAGACGCAGTGAAGTAACACCGCAAACATGGGCGTTGGTTTACCAACAAGAAGATGTTTCTGAAGATAGTATATTTCCACCCGCAATTGTTCAGGGTTGTATCAATGGCCAACGCAAACGTGGACTGCTGAAAGCAGGTGCGGTAGGACATCCCTCGCGCATTGAGGGGTACACAATCATTGGATTTGACCCCGCAATGGGCGGGAATGCCGCGTTTGTGGTGGCCACATATAACAGAGCAGATAGCAAAATATATGTTCTTGATTGTGTAAATATGTCAGACCCTACTCCACAAAAAATTCAAGACATTATTGAACACTTAGTAGAAAAATATAAACCACAAGAATTACGAGTTGAGATTAACGCTCATCAAAAAGCCTATGCGTTAGATGATAATTTAAGAAATTGGTTAGCAGCATATGGCTGTCGTTTAGAATCTCATTATACTAACAAAAATAAATGGGACTCTAATTTCGGTGTAGCAGGTATGTCTATGCTAATGGGAACTATACGAGATGAAAAGTTTCAAAAGAATAATATTATTGAGTTTCCTTCAACGGATAACTCAGAGGGTATGAAAGCATTAGTCCAACAATTAATAACTTGGAAACCTAATACCCGTGGTAAGACCGACTGTGTTATGGCACTATGGTTTGTTGTGCTTAGAGCACGGGAGTTTATGCAACAAACTAATAACATTAGTAGATATGCAAAAAATCGTTGGGCAACAAGAGCACAAACAGAAAAGCGATACTCAATTAATTTAGACGAAGCCTTTGCAGAGCAATGGCAACAAACTTACGGATAAGGAATTATATTGTTATCAATAAATCAAATTGCAGCAAGAGTAGATTCTCTTAAAGACCGTGCTGCCGACAGAGATGCAAGAGCACAAGATGTACTTGCTGTCCGTAAAGGTAAAATTTCATCTGTCTATCCATCATTTTTTCCAGAAGGTGTAGATGCAAATGTCGTTGCAAATTTTATTGACATTGTTGCCCGTGACTTGTCAGAAGTTATGGCACCACTTCCTGCGGTTAACTGCTCGGCCGCTAATCAAGTCAGCGACCGTGCTCGTTCTTTTGCCGATAAGCGTACTCGTATTGCTTCTAATTATTTTGCTCACTCAGATTTACAAGTGCAGATGTATACAGGTGCAGACCACTACATCACATTTGGTTTCGTCCCATTCATCATTGAATTAGACGAAGATGCAGGGCTGCCACGTATCCGTGTAGAAAGTCCAATTGGGGCTTACCCAGAGTTTGACCGCTATGGACGTTGCATTGCCTTTGCTAAAAGATACGAACTATCAATTGCTGAATTAGTATCTCAATTCCCAGAGTATGAAATGCAATTACTAGGCAAAGAAGGTTATGAACAAAACCTAAGTGCCAGAATTGATTTTATTCGTTATTACGATAAAGACCAATCTGTTATTTATGTTCCTAGCCGTAGCAATTTAATTTTATCACAAGCCAAGAATCCTCTTGGTAAAATGATGATTGCAGTTGCTAGACGTCCTAGTGTTGATGGTGAGATGCGTGGACAGTTTGATGATGTTCTAGGTATTCAACTGCTTCGTAATAGGTTCGCATTACTTGCGATGGAAGCAGCAGAGAAATCTGTTCAATCACCAATTGTTGTTCCACAAGATGTTCAAGAAATTGAGTTTGGCGGAGATTCAATTATCCGCACAAATAATCCAGCAGGTGTACGCCGTGTTGAACTGCCTATACCTAATGGTGCATTTACTGAACAAACATTACTGCAGCAAGAACTAAGAACTGGAACTCGCTATCCAGAATCACGTACTGGTAATATTGATGCGTCAATTATTACTGGCCAAGGTGTGCAAGCACTTATGGGTGGTTTTGATACACAAGTTAAATCTGCTCAGGCTATATTTGCATCAGTACTTAAAGATGTTATTTCTATTTGTTTTGAAGTAGATGAAAAATATTTTGATTTTGAAAAAACTGTTCGTGGTGTAGATGCTGGTTCTCCATACAGTATTGACTACAAACCATCAAAGGATATTAAAAAAGATTATTCAGCCGATGTTCGTTATGGAATGTTGGCAGGACTTAATCCAGCACAAGGACTTATATTTATGTTGCAAGCCCTTGGAGGTAAATTAATCTCTAAAGATATGGCTATGCGTGAGTTACCATTTGGTATTAACGTAACTCAAGAACAAGAAAAAATTGAAATTGAAGATATGAGAACTGCATTAATTGCATCAATGCAAGCATACTCTCAAGCAATACCACAAATGGCTGTTCAAGGACAAGACCCTACAACTATAGTTAAAAAAATAGCAGAAGTTATTAAAGCACGTCAAAAAGGCGTAACACTTGAGGATGCAATAGAAGATATATTTGCACCAGAATTACCTCCTGCTGGTGCCGAACAAATGGTTGAGCAAACGTCCCCTGCTCCCGAAGCATCACCAGGAGGTCCTATTCCAGTACCAGCCCAAGGACAACAAGGCGCTCCAGATATTCAAAGTTTACTTTCTAGTTTAAGTGCAAGTGGTAAAGGAACAGCAAGCGCTAGACGTGTAATTAGACGATAGTTTAGAAGGGGACAATGACTGCAATAGTTGGAATACAAGGTAAAGGTTGGGCTGTTTTAGGCGCAGATACTACAACTTCATATCAAGATAGACCGTATGTAGCAAAAGGTTGCGACAAGATAGTTAAAGTTGGCGAGTATCTAGTTGCAGTTGCAGGAGATGCAATTGTAGGAGATATTTTAAATAACTTATGGCAACCACCTAAAGTAATTAAAACGCAAGACCCAGATAGATTTATGATGATTAGGGTATTGCCATCTATAAAACAAACTATAATAGATGGTGGATATGACCCAACACCTAAAACAAAAAACGATGATGACTCTGGATGGGACGCATTAGTTTGTTTTAATGGAAAGATATTCCAAGTTAGTGATGACTATGGATATATGAGGGATGACAAAGGTTTGTATGCTATAGGTTCTGGCGGAACATTAGCCCTTGGGGCATTAGCAGCGTTAGAGTCTGAAACTAAAACTCATGCTAAAGCAAGTGGTGCAGCAAAAAAAGCAATTAATATAGCAATTGAATACAACATATGGTGTGGTGGAACTGCAACCATTAAAACACAATTTACTAAGTAGGAGGAAGTGTGGAACAACAAGGTGGATATAGAAAACCAAATAACCCAGCCCCAGTATCAGGCCCTGGCTCTCTTAGTCAACGTACTGACGGGGGTCCAACACAACCTGCAACCTACATCCCAGGATTACCACAAGGCGAAGGACAAGCAACTTACGACCAACAAGTAGCAGCGCCAATGATGGGTGCAGTAAAAATGGAAGACATTGAAGGTGCAAATGTAACTACTGATTTATCTGCACCAACAGAATTTCCCAATGAACCAATACATCACGGGGCATCATGGGGTGATAGTCCAACTATAAATCCTAATTCTCTTGGTAGTATATCTGGAAGCAATCCAACAAATATTGTTTATAGAATGATGTCATATGATACATCTGGAAAATTAGAAGCGTTATATAATAGATTGAATATGTCTTAATGTCATTTACTTCTCTATCAACACCATTGCCTCCATTAGAGCCAAATCCATTTAATCCAACACTTGCGTCTGCAGAGCCATTGTTATATGCAGCAACAGGTGCTGGCTCATGGACAAAAGAAGAAGCAGTTGTAGTTACCAATCTTTTAAGTTATTTATCATTAGATAATGAACTTGTTAAAAATAAAGATATAGCAAAAGCAAGAAAAAAGTTTAATTCTTTAGATAAAGATACAAAAGAATTTTTAAAATTTTTAAATCCAGAAGCAGATTATCAACAACAACCTAAAAGTATTTTTAAAAAAGTTCTTGAAGCAGGTGTAAGTCAAGTAACTGAACCATTTAGGTCTACATTAGATACTCTTGAAAAATGGGGTAAAGGCGTAAAATCTGTTTATAAACTTAGTGTTGCTGCAGATGAATCACTTAATAAAATTATTACACAAGGTATACCAACTATTGACAAAAAAACTGGACAACCTTTATCAACATCAGAAGGTTTTAAAAAAGCATTAACTAATAAATCTTGGTCTGATATATATGAAGGTAAAAATTCATGGCGTGAGTCAAGTCTTCAAGAACTTGAAAATAAATATGGATATGCTGCATCTTATTTGGCTAGAAAAATAATTGATGGTGTAAAACCAAGTGATATTTTAAGAGAGTATGGTGAGATTGATGCACCGTTAACTAAAGCCTTTCAAGATTTTGCATCTCAAAATGATAGTTGGAATAAACTTTATGCAGAGCATAAAGGCCAACAAATTAATCCAGGTAATGATTTAACTAACTTTTTAAATAAAACACTTCCACCTAAAGATTTAGGTACTGTTGGTGATTTTATTAAAAATACAGTTGGTACAATTCCATTTATACCAGTACCAGTTGCAGAACAAAATACTTGGGCAGTTAAAAATATTAACCCATTTACTTTTAAAGAAAATCAATGGGCTTCACCATCTGGTCAAATTAATTTTGCTTATACAATAATTAGTGACCCACTTACTTGGTTAACTGCTGGCTCAAGTAAATCATTAATGGCTGGTCAAAAATTAGCACAAGAAGTTTATGCTGGTAGAACAATTGAATCAGTTAATGAATTATTTAAAAATCCACAATTTAATCAAAAAATATCTAAAGTTGCAGATGATATTAATGAATTAAGAGCAGCAACTGAAGCAAAAGATTTTGCCCAAGCAGGATTAATTAGAACTCGTATAGCCACATTACATCCAGAATATGATAATGATGGATTAATTAATCATTTATTAAGTACTAAAGTTTTAGATGATGATTTAAAAGAAGTTCCAATTACAGACCTTAAAACAATGCAAAAATTTTTTGAGCGTGGAGAAAATGTAGGCGCTATTACTGATTTAAAAATTAATGGTATAATTTTTCAAAGAGCACACAATATTGCTTTAGAACGTAGAACAAGAGCCTTTACTGATAAAGGAAAAGTATTATTTGATGAGTTAGTAAATGGTATTGAAGGTACTGTTTTAAGTGGAAAAAAACCCATACCAAAAGAATCAATTAAAACATTAGAAGCATGGGAAGATTTTGTTCTTAAAGATATTGATTTAAACAGAATTGTTAAACCTGAAGATAGTATTATTAAAGAACTAACTTTACATAAAAATAAGTTAACTAAATCATATAATAAATTATTTGCAAAAATGCCACGTAGTTCTGTAATTTATCATCAAGATGATAGAGTTAATGATTCTGCAGATGTTTTTAGACAACTAGCAAGATTTTTAATTGGTGATAAATTAGTTGCTAATATGGTTACTCAAAGATATTTATCTAGAAGTCCAGAAGAAAGATTACATACTATCAAGGTAATGTACAATATGTATCTTGATAAAGTTGGTATGGGTTCTACACCAGATGGTTTAATGGCAAAACGTTCTCTTTTAGAAGGAATTTTTGGTTCAGAGTTTGGTTTAAGACCAGTTATTAATATGACTATTCCTAAACATATGGATAATTCTAGTTTAGGTTCTATTGATGTTGGACAAACTTTAGCCCCTGCTGCTAGTCAAATTTTTCATACAACACCAGGAATATCAATGCTTCCATTTGATGATATTCTTAAAGAAGTTTATGATTTAAAAGGTGGTATTCGTGCTGGTACTTTAAAATCAATAGCAGCATTTCCAACTTATAACTCTGCTATGCGTGCTATTCAAACTGGTTGGACTGGATTAGTCTTGCTTCCTAAAGTTGGTGTAAAAAATGCTTTTGATAACTTTACTGTTGGAGTTATGGTACTTGCACCAGATGAATTAATTAGTCTTTTTTCTGGTAAAGGTAAAGATTTAAGCAAAACAATGCAAGCATATACTGCTAACAAGCAGACACAAGGAGTTCTTAAGGGTAGATTTCTTAGTTTAATTAAAAAAAATCCAGCAGAATCTATTAGTTCTGCTGAAAGAAAAAGACTTCGTGGATTTCAAGATGTAGAAAAAGTAGTTGAATTACCAAGTGGTACAAAAGTAAAAATTAAAGTAACACTTCCATTAAAAGAAGTATTTGAAGGTCCAGTTGCTAGAAGAATTGCAAATGTAGCCATAGGAAAATATGGTCATTTAGATGCAGAAGATGCAAAACATTTTGCTACTTTTCTTTCTAATAATTCTCATGCTGTAGAAGGTATTACACAGTCCTCAGTTGCTGCAACATTTGCAAATCAAATAGTTGATGGTGGCATGGCTGATGAAGTTTTTGGTAAATCTTCTTGGGCATTAGCCCTTGAAGAGGCTGGTAGAAAACAAACTGGCAAATATACTATAGATTCATATAATGTTATTAGTGATAGTAATAGAGCATTGGCTCATATGGCAACATTTCGCCAACATTTTGCATTTAATAAAAAAGGAAATATAGATTTTGGTGCAGCATTTATTGAAAACAATGCTTTAAAAACTGCAGATGATGTTGAAAATTATGTTACTCAACTTATGGGTAAAGTTGGTTGGGTTAAAAATGCAGCAGGTAAATATGTTGCTAGTGGACAAGGTATTAAAAGAGGTAAAGACGGTAAAATAATTGTTGATGATAAAAAATCTTTAAAAAGAATTAAAGATTTTAATGGTTTATTTCTTAAATCTTCTACTTTAAAACAACAAGGTAAGACAGATGCAGAAATAACCGAAAGTATTATTCGTGGTAGTACTGCTGAATTATATAATGTATTTCATGGTAGTGCTGGTAAATTTAATCAAGATTTATTAGACTTAATAAGAATAAAAATAGAAACTGTTCAAAAAGTTTTAGGTAAAGATGTAAAAGGTGAAAGCGAATTACAAAAAGCATTACGCTTAAGTAACCTTAAAGAACAGTCTACTGTTACTTATCAAGTAGATAATTTAACAGTTGATGAATTTAGACAACTTACTAAAGATTTTCCAATTGAGGGTACTTTAAAAACAGATATTGATTTTCAAGAACTTGGTCTTACTCCAGATTCAATATTTAAAAAGTTTCCAGATTTAAATCCATGGACTATTATGGACCGACAAATGGTTGATTTATATAGTTCTGATATATATGCTATTAAAGTTTTACAAAATCGTAAACTTACCAAAAATTTTGAAGAACAAATGGTTGGCGATATTATTCAAGATACCTTAAAAGCAAATAAAGGTAAAGAAGTTGATTTAGATGCAATTACTTCTCAAGCAGAAATACAGGCTGATTTATATTTTGATAATTTAGCAAAAAATAATGCTCAAAATGAAGTATTAATGTTTATAGATAATCCAGCAATTAAAAATCAACTTGATTTTAATGCAAGAGTAGTTGGTAGATTTATTCGCGCTACTAATGATTATGCTAGACGTATGGTTCGTTATATAAGTCAACACCCAGATAAGGTTGCTTATAGAGGTGGCATGTATGTACATGCATCAAATGGAACTGGTCTGGTTTATGAAGACCAAGATGGTAATCAATATATTCTTGTTCCTAATGATGGAGTTTTTTGGAGAAATGTTGCGCCAGTAATGGCATCTCTTGCTAACCCATTAAAAGCAGCAGGCGGTGTATATAGAGGATTAACAGAAGATGACTGGAGTTTTTTTAAACAACCAGAATGGAATCAATATACTGCTAAGATTTCTTTCTTAAACCCATCTTATGCCGAAGGTGCTGGTGTTTGGTCACTTGTTGGTCCTACTATGGCAATACCAACATTAGCAACAAAGGCTTTATTAACTTCAGCAGGACAATCTTTAGATGTTAAACAAATAGTACAGTTTGCTGAAAATTTAGACAACTGGGTTCTTGGTCCAACTAGTGATAATACAAACTGGGTAAGGGCTTTAGTTCCAGCAAATTTAATGAATGCTTGGGCACAAATGCCAGGTGGGCAAAAAACTGGTCTTGAAGCAAATATACTTATGCAGGCTGCAGCAGCATTGCAAATGAATCCAGCAACTAGAGTTAGTAGTGCAGACTTACAAGACCCAGCCAAAATGGATTTATTTTATAGAAGATTAAGACTTGCTGCACATAATATTGTAGCAATTCGTGCTGGATTTAATACTTTATCTCCAGTACCACTAGGAAATACACAACCAGATATTCCAAGTGAATTAAGAAAACAAGGTATAGTTTCCTTTAATCAATATTGGGGAGAAATTATTCGTGGTGTTACCATTAATAATTCTGAAAATGGATTTTATTTACATGACCCAATAGCCCTTGCTACCGCAATGTATATTGGTGATAACCCAGATAGACTTGTTTATACTGTATCTAAGTCTAGTAGAGCGGCTAAGGTTGCTATTAACTATACTAAAGAAACAAAAAATTGGGCAATGGGTAATAAAAAATTATTAGAAAGATATCCAGAAGTAGGTTGGGTCTTTGCTCCACATGTTGGTGAGTATGACCCAAATGTAATGTACTTTTTAGAGGCTAGTGATTTAATTGGTCCTAAAGAAAATCCTTTTGATTTCCAGGGACAGGGATTAAAAGATTATATTATTAGTGTTACTGCTGCTAAAGATAGATATAACTACTATCAAATAGACAAAGATGTTAATAAGTTATTTACTGACCCAAATAACCCAGATAGAAATAGGGCTACTTATCGTAGAGAAATATTAGCCAATGCAGATGCACAGAAAAAAATACTATTAAGCGGTAACTGGGCATTAAAAGAAGCATTAGTTCAAAAAGCATTTGAACAAAGACAAAGTCAACTTACTAAATTTAGTGCTTTAGAATCAATGGTTAATGATAAAGAGTTTATTGATAAACTTCCTAAAGAACAAGTAAAGACATTACAATTAATGACATCTTTATCAAGAAGATTACTAAATGTTTTTGAAGATACTAATGTAAGAAGTCAATTTAATGGAACAGAAACATTGGATAAGGAAAAAATACAAGGTATGGCTAATTTAGAAAATCTAGCAAAAGGTAATAGAGCCTTAACCGATGCTTACGAAAGTATCATTCGTCCGTTGCTTGATGAAGTTTATACTACTCCTACGAAAGTGATGGAAAAATAATGACTTGGTCGCAAAATTCATCTGGTAAGTGGGTATTTGTTAACGATGGTATTGGCTATGCTAATGACTCAACACATGCTAATGTTCCTAATCCTAATAAATTATCAGACCCTCCTGCAGCCAATGCAACTCCTAGTACTAAATCAGACCCAACAGGTAAAACACCAAACTCAAATCTAGAAACTATACCTACTGGTGTTCAACTTGACTGGAGTAAGTTTCTTGATGGTAGTTTTGTATTAAACTCTGGAGGAACAGAGGGTTCTATTTCTGGGCAACCATATGTTTCTGGAGCACCACTTGGAGTTGGAAAAGCAAATCCTAAGTCAATAGTTATTTTACCTAGCGAAGATGGCAAAGGTTATTTTGCACAAGACTTAGATGCAGCGGTTGAAGAGTATATAAATAGAATACCTAACATTGCAAAAGAAGCATATAAGAAAAAATTAAAAGATTTCTATCCAGATAAAAAATCTTATGCTGTATCTTTACAAGGTGGCCCTGTAGTAGAAAATGATTTAGGTTTTCAGGCTGCTGTTAAGAAAGCACTTCAAGCAACTAGTGTTGATAACTTTAGGTCTGCAGTATCTGTTGCAGAACAAAAGAAAACAAATCCTAATTTTGACCCAACTGGTCAACTATATTCTTTTCAAACCTTTGTTGAGACTAGAAACCCACTAGCAGACCCAACATCAACAAGTTCAAGAACAAGTCAATTAACTACTAAAGAAGATGCTTTAAGAGAATTTTATAGAACTGTTCAAGATTATGTTGGAGACCCTAAACTAGTTAATGAGTTAGATAAACTGGCTAATCAATATTGGATTGAATTACAAGCAGAAGAATTAAAACGAGTTAGTACTGGTTTTAGTACAACTAATGCATTTGGACAAACAGTATCAAGTAGTAGAAGTTATGCGCAGTTAACAGATTTAGATAGACTTGAAATGCGTATTAAACTTATTACTAGGGGTAGTATTAAGGCTAAAAGTACTGGTATTAAAGAAGTAGAACCAACAAAACTTCAAGAGGCTGGCGGAGAGATTGGTAATTACTATACTGAATTACTTGGACATTCATATAAAACTGGTATACGTTTAAGTAATGAAACTTTATTATCAAAGGTTGAAGAAATTAATAGACCAGGTGGTTCTATTGAAGAACAAAAACGTTCTTTAACTCAAGCCTCTAAATTAAAGTATAAAGCCCTTGCTCCATATATAGATGCTGGTATAAATGTTGGAGATTTTATTGCAGATTTTGCAGTTATTAAAGCAAAAGAATTAGATATGAGTGCAAAAGAAATAAATGTTTTTGACCCAGATATTCAAGCAGCAATTAGCGGAGAAAAATTATTGGGTCCAGAAGATTTTACTACTCTAGTTAGAAAAAATCCTAACTGGAGATATAGTTCTACTGCAAATGAAAGTGCTGCACAATTTTTAAATTCACTTCTTAAAACATTCGGTAAGGTAGGCTAATGGCATACGACCCAGTTACTAAAATTTATACTCCAGAATACACGCCAAATCCTGATAAATATATACGGGATATGATAAAAAAAGGTGCAACACCAGCAGGTGCTGCAGCATCTGCTAGATACCAAGCACAGGCTGATGCATATTTTGCTCCAACTGGACCAGGTGCAAATATTGACCCACTTACTGGTGGGCCTAGAACCCCAGTAGTAGCGGGTAAAACTCCAGAACAAATAAAAGCAGAAGAAGACGCCGCTGCTGCAGCAGCAAAAGCAGCAAAAGAAGCAGCAGATAAAAAGGCTCAAGAAGAAAAAGAGTTAGCAGCAAAGCGTGATGCTTTTGCTGTTATTAAGGCTACTTTAAAAACTTATGGATTTACTGATGCAGAAATTGCAGAATTAAATACATTTATTGAGGCTGGTTTAACTAATGCTAAAATGGGACCAGAACAACTTAAGTTAGATATGAGAGAATTACCTACATACAAGGCTAGATTTGCTGGTAATACTGCTAGAATTAGTGCTGGTTTAAATGCATTATCTGAATCACAATATTTACAACAAGAAAATGATTATTCAGAAATATTTAAAATGTATGGGGTTGGAAACTTAGCCTCTCGTGCCCAATTTTCTACTTTAATAGGTAATGCTGTATCAGTAACAGAAGTAACTAGACGTATAGATGCTGCAGTAAAAAGAGTTAAAAATGCAGACCCAGAAATTTTAAAAACTCTTAAAAACCTTTATCCAACTATTACTGATACAGATATTGTTTCTTACTTTTTAAAGCCAGCAGAAACATTGCCAGAATTAGAAAGAAAAACTACAGTAGCAGAAATTGGTGCTACTGCAAAACAATTTGGTATGTTAGAAACTGGTTTAACAAGATTTGAAGATTTACAAACATATGGTGTAAACCTTGCAAAAGCAAGGGAAGGTTATTCAGTTATTGCTGAAGAACTTCCTACCGCTACTAAACTTAGTTCTATATACGATGAAATGAATATTACTTATGGGCAAACACAAGCAGAAGAAGAACAGTTTAAAGGTTCTGCAAGTGCTAAACGAAAGAAAGAACAATTAATAGAACGAGAAAAAACAGCCTTTAAAGGTTCATCTGGAGTATCTCAAGTTTCATTAAGTAAAGGTTCTAAAGGACAAATATAGATTCCCTACACGGATAGACCAGCCCCGTGAGGTGTACAAGTCTGGGAGTAGAAGCCAGCCAGTTTCCCCGAACTGAACTGTGGTCTGCGAACTAATCAACGAATAGAAAGGGTGGTTGCTATGAGCAACAATTACTGGGAAGACGAAGACGAAGACCAAGATAACGATACACCTCTGCAAGGTGATGACTTAGTTAAGAAACTAAGAAAAGCCAAACGTGCAGATGAAAAGCGTATCAAGGAACTCACTGAGCAACTTGAAGGATTATCTAAAGTGCAGCGTGAGCGAACCGTCAAAGAAGTCCTAGAAAAAAAAGGTGTAAACCTTAAAGCAGCAAGACTAGTATTAAAAGACTTAGATGATGTTAATGAGGAGACAGTTTCACACTGGCTCGATGATAACGCAGATTTGTTTGGAATCAATGTTCCTGCTCAGTCTAATGCAGATAACGTATCTCTTGCGGCATTACGCCAACAAGATATTGTTACTCAAGGCGCAGTTACACCAGACCGTGAACAAGATTTTAATTCAAAGATTGACAATGCTCAATCTGCTGATGAATTAATTGCACTTATTCGCTCACAACAATAATACTCATAGTCACTTGGAGGTGACAAATGCCTAATTCATATGTATCAACAGGTTCTTCCTCTTTAGGAGGTACCGCTGGTGCTGCTGGTTTGGTGCAGAAGGCGTATGACCGTCTTCTTGAGTTTGCTCTCCGTTCTGAACCACTAATTCGTTCAGTCGCAGACAAGCGCCCAGCACGCCAAGCAATCCCAGGTTCAACAGTTGTTCTACAACGCTACGTTGACCTAGCCGCTGCAACTACTGCTCTAACAGAAACAACTGACCCAGATGCAGTAGCAATGTCAACACCAACCTCAGTAACCATTACTCTTAATGAGTACGGTAACTCAGTGTTGGTAACTCGTGCATTAGAGTTATTCTCTCTTGCAGATGTTGACCCTGCAATCGCAAACATTATCGCTTACAACCTAGCAGATTCTATTGACTCCGTAGCAATGACAACATTGCGTGGCGGAACCAACGTAATTTACTCAGGTTCAACAGCAACATCAACTGCAACAATTACTGCAGCAGCAACTCTAAGTTCTGCCAACGTTTTAAAAGCAGTTGCAAAACTACGTGCCAATCAGGCAGTACCTCGTAAGGGTTCAAACTTCTGGGCTGGTATTCACCCAGAGGTATCTCACGATTTCCGTCTTGCTACTGACACAGGTAACTGGTTAGTACCAAACCAATATGGTGCTTCACAGGACCGTGTATGGGCTGGAGAAATCGGAGTATACGGTGGAGCATACTTCATTGAGACTCCACGTATGTACAACGCAACTGATGGTGCTTCATCAGCACGTAACTACCGCACAATTATTTGCGGACAGCAAGCACTTGCTGAGGCTGTGGCAGAAGAGCCACACACAGTTATCGGACCAGTAGTTGACAAGTTGATGCGTCATCGCCCAATGGGTTGGTACGGCGTACTTGGCTTTGCTCGCTACCGCGAAGAGGCTCTATACAGAATCGAATCAGGTTCTTCAATCGCTTAGTTGATTGACGCTGTAGTAGGGGTAGCAATATCCCTACTACGGAGTAAGTTCATTAAGGAGAATAATGGCAGATTATGTTTTCAAAACTCCTACGGTCCGTGAAGGACCAGCAGGTGGTGCAAGATTATTTTATTTTTATAAACTAGATAAAGGTATTAGTATTGCTAAATCTGGTGCTACATATTCACAAGTAAGATATCCAGTAGATGAAGATATTGCAGACTATGATGAATTTTATCGTGGTGGCTATAACCATACA